TATTTTCCCCGCAGGGATTTTTGAGGGTTGCGTTTTGCATCCGGGCGGTTCGGCTATAGGCTTGACGACTTCCCTGCACCGTTGGGTTTTCTGTGGTGCTCCTCCCCGATGAGTATCTGAGGGCTTGGTACCCCTTCAGAAGGCGGGTAGAAGTCGTCAAGTCTATAGTCGAACCGCCCGGAATGTTGTATATTCTCCCCTGGACTAGGAGGTAACTCATTGGGAGGCACCAAAAAGTCTCGGGTTTCAGGAGCAACCACCCCCGAGAAGCAGGAACATATCCTCATCGGACTGGCTTACGAGCTTGCGGAGAAGCAACTTCGGGATGGAACGGCCTCTCCGATGATTGTTGCGCAGCTTTTGAAGCGAGGAACCCTTCGAGAGGAACTGGAACTCGCTAAACTTCGCCAGGAGACCGCAGTTCTTAACTCCAAGAAGGCTGTACTCGATTCGAGCACCAATACTGAACAACTGATGACCGAGGCGATCGCAGCCATGAGGTCTTATCAAGGGGTCGAAGATCAGTGAAGCGCACAGTCACCGAGTTGTTCCGGCTCAAGACCTTCGAGGATCGTTACGAGTATCTCAAACTCGGAGGTTCAGTCGGCGCTAATACTTTTGGCTTCGATCGCTATCTGAATCAACGTTTCTATCGTTCACGAGAATGGAAGTTGGTTCGAGACGAGGTAATCATTCGAGATAACGGCTGCGATCTCGGAGTCGACGATCGCGAGATTATGGATCGGATCATCATTCATCACATGAATCCTATGGTCGCTTCGGATCTTGAGGATTACAACCCCGATGTCTTAAATCCTGAGTACCTTATCACCACAACACACGCAACCCATAACGCTATACACTATGGGGATCGTCGATTGCTAGTAGCTCTTCCGCCAGAGCGGAGACCTAACGACACTATCCCATGGAGGTAGTATGGGTGTTCTTAAGGATACCAAACAAGTTCTGGGCGTCGACCGTGACGATCACTCCTTCGATGTTGACATCACGATGCACATCAACTCGGCGTTGATGATCTTACGACAGACCGGTGCACTTCCGGCCGTAAGCAAGATTGTGGATGACTCAACCACTTGGGAGGAGTTGTTCCCTCCGACCAACGGCCTCTGGGCCGTCCAAAGTTATGTGTATCTGCGCTGCCGGATCTGGTTCGATCCTCCTTCCAATTCTTTCGTTCAGACAGCCATCGAGAAGCAGATCAGTGAGCTCGAGTGGCGTCTAAACGTCTACGCAGAAAGCGAGTCAAAATGAGTTTCGATAACGCCGATGCCGTTTTGGCTCACCACGGCGTCAAGGGTATGAAGTGGGGTGTTCGTAAACAGCGGGCGACAGTAAGTTCATCCCCTAAACCTAAAGGGCATGACGACTACAATCACGCCCATTCAGACATCGCCAACATGACGCTTTCCAACAAGGAATTGCAGCGCCGAGTCAACCGTTTGAATCTCGAGAAGCAGTACAACGACCTCACCGCTAAGAAGCAGAGCAAGTATACTAAGAAGCTTGGCGAAAAGTATGCTGAGAACTTCGCCAACATCACTATGAAGATCGCTGGAGCTGCTGCTAGCGCTGCATTTGCCTACGCGTTCAAGGCGATTCTCGACAAGGCTATTAGTGGTGGTCTCGATGCGTCCACGGCGGACAAGATTCGAAAGGGTGTTGCTGCCGCCGGAAAGGTTCTCAAATGATTTACGAGTACCCTGAGGATTTTCTGGCTCACCACGGCGTCAAAGGTATGCGGTGGGGCGTTCGAAAACAGCGAACTCCGGGCGTTAGTCGAAAGACAGACCGGGCAGCTCGCAAAGACGCTAAAGAATTCACCCAGGCCAAGATGTACTACGGCGAGGGCGCTGGCAACCGTCGAAAGATGATTAAGGCCAAGGTCGATCAGCGATCGAAAGACGCCGCTTATAAGAAGGCCTTCGACAACCACGTTTCGAACACCGATTGGGAGAAGCGCGGTCAGCAGGCTCGAGGCAAGCGACGCCGTCAAGACGTTAAGAACTCGGCAGGTAAGACCGCTCGAGGGATTCGGAATCTAGCGACGGGAAATACTCAATACGTTGGAACAGCGGTCCTTGCCGGAGCTGCTGCATTCAAGGGCGCACAAATGGCTGGTGTCATACCATCCACTGCTGACATCGCTAGGGGAGCAGCCAAAGCGGGCCGAACTGGTTATGACGCGGTTGTCAACTCTGGAGCTATGCGTCGAATGATGCATGAGATCAATATATACAATGGTCGTCGAGCGTTTAATAAACAGTTCGGCTAATCTTTAAGAAAGAGAGTCTAATGAGCGCACATTATGACGACGAGATTCTTGTACATTTCGGAGTCAAGGGTATGCACAAGGGCGTTCGACGGGTTAAGGGTGATCTAGTCGCGAACCCTCGTGTTGTCCGTAGCGACAAGTTGGCGCAGCCTAAGAAGCCTATCACAGGCGTCGCCGCGGCTATGGCGTCAGCTCGACGTGCGGGTAACAAGCGAATGGAGGCTCAGAATGCTGTTCTGGGATCTCCTAAGAAGATCGTCCGGGGCGAGCTGAAGAGTTCGAATCGACGAGTGGGCAAGGTAACTCCTCGAGCTTAAAGAAGGAACTAGCGATGTCTGCTCACTTCACCGATGAGTTCCTCATCCACTACGGCGTGCCGGGCATGAAGAAGGGACAGAAGATGTCCCCCGAAGAGAAGGCAGCCCGAGAGCGTCTTCGCTACGAGAGGCAAGTCGCCGCGGCCAATCGTCGGGCAGCTTCACAACAGCGAAAAGCCAATAACGCTGCGATTCGTGCTCAGAAGAGAGCCGCTGTACAACAGCGAAAAGCAGCTAATGCTGTCATCCGCGCTCAGAAGAAAGCTGCGCGAGAAAGCAAGAAAGCGGCCGCGGCCGAGGCTAAGAAGAAACTTGAAGCTAAGCGTACTGCGGAGGCAACTCTACTTCGTTCGCACCGTATGAGCAAGTATCAAGCCGCCGTCGCACGAGCCAATGGGAAGACGTTCCGTCCAGAGATGATGCGAACACTTCCGATCGATCGGAGTAAGCTTAACCAACAGTTCGGTTCGGTCGCCGAGATGCGTAAGAACGCCGCCCGTCGGCGATAGTCAAAATGGAGGATAGCGATGCTCAGCAACACCGCGACGCCTAAGTACTACGGCGCTTTCAGAGCCAAGGTACTGGCGGGCGAGATTCCGGTGTGTCGGGAGATCGCTATGGAGATGAACCGAATCGATGAACTCATCGCGGATCCCAACATCTATTACGATGACCGAGCGGTTGAGGGGTTTGTCCGCTTCGCCGAGGCCGAGATGACTCTCACTGATGGTGAGGAGCTCAAACTTCTCGACAGCTTCCTCCTCTGGGCTGAGCAGATCTTCGGTTGGTGGTACTATAAACAGCGGTCTGTCTATGTGCCGAAAGAAGGAGGCCACGGAGGGCACTTTGAGATGCGTAAGGTCAAACTTCGCCTTACCAACAAGCAGTACCTCATCGTCGGACGAGGTGCAGCCAAATCTCTCTACGAGACCCTGCTCCAGGCCTACTTTCTGGTGATCGACACAAGCACCACACATCAAATCACAACCGCGCCTACTATGAAACAGGCCGAAGAGGTGATGAGTGCTTTTCGAACCGCCATCGTCCGAGAGCGTGGTCCGCTGTTTAAATTCCTAGCGATGGGTAGTCCGAACAGCACCTCCAACAAAGCACTCCGGCCTAAACTGTTCCCCTCCAAGAAGGGTATCGAGAACAACCTGACGGGAAGCCTCCTCGAAGTCCGCCCAATGACCATCGACAAACTTCAGGGTCTCCGTACCAAGATGAACACCGTCGACGAGTGGTTATCTGGGGACATTCGGGAGGATGTTGTCGGGGCGATTGAGCAGGGCGCATCGAAGATCCAGGATTACTTGATTCTGGCGGTGTCTTCGGAAGGAACTGTTCGAAACTCCGCGGGCGACTCCATGAAGCTCGAGCTCCTTAGCATTCTGAAGGGCGAGTTCAAAGATCCGCATACATCAATCTGGTATTATCGTCTCGACGATATATCTGAGGTCGCTAACCCGGAGATGTGGATCAAAGCTCAGCCGAATCTCGGGATCACCGTTTCTTACGAGACATATCAGCGCGATGTCGAACGAGCAGAACATGTTCCCTCAGCCCGCAACGATATCCTTGCTAAGCGGTTTGGGATCCCTATGGAGGGGTACACATACTTCTTCACATACGAGGAGACTCTGCCGCATCGCAAGCGCGATTTCTGGGGGATGCCTTGTGCACTCGGGGCGGACCTATCTCAAGGTGACGACTTCTGCGCTTTCACTTTCATGTTCCCGCTTCCTCGAGGAGAGTTTGGGATCAAAACTCGTTGTTACATCTCGAGTCTCACTCTCGCTAAACTCCCCTCTGCGTTGCGGCTTAAGTATGACGAGTTCATCGACGAAGGTTCCCTCCAGGTCTTGGAGTGTTCTATCCTTGATATGATGGAGGTTTACGATGATCTGGATCGTTTCATCGATGATTGTCGTTACGATGTTCGTTCGTTCGGGTTCGACCCATACAACGCGCGCGAATTCGTAGCACGCTGGGAGCAGGAGAACGGACCTTATGGTCTCGAAAAGGTCATTCAGGGCGTTAAAACCGAATCGGTTCCTCTCGGGGAATTGAAGAAGTTGTCCGAAGAGCGAGCACTGTTGTTCGACGAGTCGTTGATGCAATTCACCATGGGTAACTGCATCACTCTCGAAGATACTAATGGTAACCGAAAACTTCTGAAGAAGCGCCGTGAAGAGAAGATCGACTCTGTTGCCGCAATGATGGATGCTTTCGTCTCCTACAAGCTAAACAAGGAGGCATTCGAATGAGTGATTACCTTTCGCACCACGGTGTTAAAGGTATGAAGTGTGGTGTTCGAAAAGACAAAGACAAGGCTCAGAAGAACCTTAAAGCATTCCGGCAACCTAGGGAGGGCTGAACGAATTGGCTGAAACTTTTGGCGCCAGGTTAGCCCACGCCTGGAATGCTTTCACCGGTCGGGGCGATCCTAAAGAGTATTGGAATTCGGGACCGGTCACAACACTACGTCCTTCATCCATTACTCGGCGACTAATCCCAAACGATAAGTCGCTCGTAAAGACTATCTACAACCAGATAGCTATCGATGTGGCGGCTGTTAACTTCCGACATGTCCGTGTGGATCAAAATGGTAGATTCCGCGCCGAGATACCTTCAGATCTAAACGATTGTTTGACCGTTGCCCCCAACCTCGACCAGACGATTAGACCATTCATCCAGAGTTTGGTGTTAAGTTTGTTCGACGAGGGCGCTGTGGCGCTTGTTCCGGTCGACACAACCCTCGATCCGAAGGTGACCGATTCGTATGACATTCGTTCGCTTCGGGTTGGGCGGATTGTTGACTGGCGGCCACGCCACGTAACTGTCGAGGTCTACAACGACGCTGACGGTCAGAAGCATGAGATCCTGCTGCCTAAGAAGGCTGTCGCGATCATCGAGAATCCCATGGCTGATGTGATGAACGGACCGAACTCCACCATCTCACGCCTTCAGCGGAAGCTTTCGATTCTCGATTCCATCGATGAGGCCGCCGGTAAAGGCAAGCTCGATCTCATCATCCAGCTTCCATACGTCATCAAGTCTGAGGCCCGACAGGAACAGGCCAAGAAGCGCCAGCAGGCTATCGATGAACAGCTGACGAACTCGGCTCATGGTATCGTGTACACTGACGGTACCGAGAAGATCACTCAGCTCAACCGTCCTGCTGAGAACAACCTTCTCGATCAGATCAAATTCCTGAACGAAGAGTTGTACAACCGTCTAGGAATGCCGGCGGACGTGTTCCAGGGTAAAGCCACCGAAGAGATGATGCTTAACTACTGGAATCGTTGTGTGGAACCCATCGTTGCGGCTATTGCTGATGCGATGAATCGCGCATTCCTTACCAAGACTGCCCGCACGCAGGGCCAGCGAGTGATCTATCAGCGGGATGTATTCCGTAACACAACGATCACTGGGCTTTCTAATGTCGCGGACATCTTGATCCGTAATCAGGTGCTCACGGGCAATGAACTTCGACCGGTATTCGGTTTCCCGCAATCCGATGAGCCTATTGCCGATCAGTTGGGCAACCCTAACGTTAACCAACTCGATGCGTACAACACTCAGGCGGATCAATCGGTCGACGTGGATCCGTCCTACTACGATGAACAGGAGGAGTAGTCAAAATGGGAGTTTCGAAGCGAGACTTCGACTTCAGTGGCTACGCCACACGAAATGACCTGCGATGCTCCGACGGTCGAACAATTCGTTCGGGGGCGTTTGTTGACAACGATGGCGGGACCGTTCCGCTGGTCTGGCAGCACGGGCATAACTCGCCCGATAATGTGTTGGGTCACGCGCTGCTGGAGAATCGAAACGATGGGGTCTACTGCTACGCTAAGTTCAACAACGGCGAGCAGGCTAAGACCGCCAAGGAGCTTGTGAAGCACGGAGATGTGGATAGCCTCTCCATCTTCGCTAACAAGCTGACCCAGCGAGGGGGCGATGTTCTTCACGGAAACATCGTCGAGGTTAGCCTGGTACTGTCCGGGGCTAATCCTGGAGCTCGGATTGACAACGTGTCTCTCCAGCACTCTGACGGCTCGATCGAGGAACTCGACGAAGCTGTCATCTTTACAGGTCTCGAGCTTAGTCACGCTGATGAGACTGAAGAGGACAACTCTAAGGAGGCCGATGTGGCTGATGAGGAAACTGTCGCGGACGTTCTTAACACGCTGACTGACAAGCAGAAGGACGCCGTATACTACGTCATTGGGCAGGCCATCGAGGATGCCCAGCAGGATGACACCGACGACACCGACGACACCGACAAGGAAGAGGCTATGCACTCTAACATTTTCGAGGGCGATGACACCCTGAAGGGTACCGACGATGAGATCGCGCTGGCGCACTCCGCCGTGGTTGACGCTCTCGAGGACGCTCGCAGCCACAACCTGAGCTCCTTCAAGGACGCTTTCCTTCAGCACGCCGGGACTTACGGCATCGACAACATCGAGGTCCTATTCCCCGATGCTCGCGCCGTCACCGACGAGCCCACTTTCATCAAGCGCCGCACCGATTGGGTTTCGGGCGTTCTGAACGACGCTAAGCACTCTCCCTTCTCTCGCATCAAGTCTATCCACGCGGACATCACG